AAAGGCGGCGCGTGAGGACGCAGGCCTCCTCCGTGAAGCTGGCCTCTCCCGGTTCCCTGTCCTGGCCGTTCGCTGGGACCTGAACTCCGAGGACGTGTACGGCCGCTCCCCGGCGATGGACGCGCTCGGAGATGCGAAGGCGCTCCAACTCCTCGAGCGTCGCAAGGCGATGTTGATCGACAAGATGGCGAACCCGCCCATGAAGGGACCGGCGGGCCTGAAGAACCAGCGCGTCTCCCTCCTGCCTGGCGACTTCACTCCGGTCGATGAAGTGACCGGCGGCGGGAAGCTCGAGCCCGCGATGACCATCGACGCTCGCGGCGTGGAGATGGTCGAGCAATCCATCCGACAGAACGAGAATCGAATCAACTCCGCGCTGTACGCCGACCTCTGGCTGATGATGGCGTCGAGCGACCGTCGCCAAATCACGGCGCGGGAAATCGACGAGCGCCACGAAGAGAAGATGTTGCAGCTCGGGCCGGTCCTCGAGCGCCTCCAGGACGAGCTGCTCGACCCGCTCGTCGACATGATCTTCGACATCCTCCTGATGCGCGGCGACCTACCTGAAGCTCCCGAGGAGTTGCAGGGCGTCGAGCTGAAGGTCGAATACATCTCCATCATGGCGCAGGCCCAGAAGATGCTCGGGACTGGCGCTGTCGAGCGTCTCATCTCCCTCGGCGGAAGCATCGCGGCCGTCTCTCCGGACGTGCTCGACAAGTTCGACTTCGACCAGATTGTCGACGAGTACGCGGCCATGCTTGGGACGAGGCCAGACCTCCTCCGCTCCGACGATGTCGTCGCTCAGATGCGCGAGGCGAAGGCTCAGCAGGCTCAAGCGGCTCAGCAGATGGCGGCGATGCAGCAAGGCGTCGAGTCCGCGAAGACGCTCTCGCAGGCAGATATGGGCTCCGACAACGGGCTCACCCGTCTCCTCGCGGGTGCAGGCCTCTCTCCTGGTCAGGCCGGGCAGGTCGGCGGAATGGGCGGGCTCCCTCAATGACCCTCGACAACTACACGCCGAAGCAGGCCTTCATCGCCGGGATTCTCCTCGGCGCTCTCATCACATGGTTCCTGCTTGAACATGGGGTCCTGCGATGACCCACCATCACACTTTCGATGGGGTCGCCGGTCGGCGGCGGATCGGCGGCGGATCGCCAAGCTTGACACTGGAGGCCCCGTGAGTACCGGACCTCTCGGCAACCAGGCCTATCAGCAGCGCAAGCGGGACCGCGAGAAGCTCGTCCTCCGGCAAGCGAACGTTGACCTGCGCACCGTGGCCTCGACTCCGTCGGGCCGCCGCTTCCTCTGGAACCTGCTCGGCCGCTGCGACTTCTTCACGAAGATTCCGGCCGGGAACGAAGGCCTTCAACGCAACGGTCGCCGCGACCTCGCCATCGACATTCTCGGCGACCTCTACACCGCCGACCCGGCCGCCTACCGCGCGCTCTTCACTGAAGGGAATGCCTCGAAGGACGAGGAAGCAGTTCACGCGAAGGACGCGGCTCTGTCCCTCGCAAACCAGGAGTCCGAATAAATGCCTTCACCCGAAACCACTCCCGCCACGGCACCGACCGAAGCGGGCATTCACACCACGACCGTTGTGACTGGACCTCCCGCTGTCGAAGCACCTCCGGCCGCGCCAGTAGTGGAAACACCTCCGACCCCGGCCGTTGTGCCGCCGGTCGAGGGAGAGAAGCCACCAGAGAGGCCGGTGGATCCTCCTGCAACTCCCGCCACAACCGACAAAGTCGAGACGAATGAGCCTCCGAGTGATCCGGCGAAAGCCACTCAGGACACCACGGAGCCCTTCATCAAACTCCCGGATGGGGTGGTCGCTGACACAGCGCTGCTCGAGAAAGCGGTCCCGCTCTTCAAGGAACTCGGCCTCAAGGGGGAACAAGCCCAAAGGGTCGTGGACCTGTACGTCGCGCGGCAAGCCGAACAGGCGACGCAGAACGCTGCCGACTGGGCGGAACAGGACAAGGCGTGGGTCAAGGAAGTGAAGGACGACAAGGAACTCGGTGGCGAGAAGCTCGAGGCCAATGTCCGCAAAGCGCGACAGGCCGTTGCGAAGCTCGCTCCTGATCTCCCTGAAGAACTCACTCGCCTCGGGCTCGCGAACCATCCCGGATTTCTCCGTCTGTTCCACCGGATTTCTCAGGCGATTGGTGACGACACCATCTCCGGGAAGGTCGGTGGAGCGGTTCCCGCAAAGCTCTCAGGGGATCAGGCACTCACCCACGAGCTGTACCCATCCATGCGTCCCAAGGAGTAACACCCAATGGCAACTATCAACGCAGACCTCCCCACGCTGGCCGACCTTGCGAAGCTGCAAGACCCGGACGGCTCCCACGCCAAAGTCGTCGAGATGCTCACGCGGAAGAACGCCTTCCTCCCGGATATGGTCTGGAAAGAAGGAAACCTTCCCACCGGACACCGCATCACGTCCGAGAGCGTCCTCCCGACCGTTGGCTACCGCCAGTACAACGAAGGTGTCGCCGCTTCAAAGGGCCGCACTTCGCAGGCGGACGAGACGTGCGGAATGCTCGAAGGCATCAGCAAGGTCGACCGTGACCTCGCGCGCCTGAACGGGAACGAAGCCGCGTACCGGCTCTCGCAGGACAAAATGTTCATGCGCTCCATGAACAACGCGGTGGAAGACGGGATTCTGTACAACTCCGTCGCCACGAACCAGGAACGGTTCCACGGAATCATTCCTCGGCTCGCGTCCACCACGGGCATCGCCGGAAGCCAGATTGTCTTGGCGGAAGCGGATGACACCGGGGTCGACTACACGACCGCGCTGATCGTCGGATGGGGTCCGAACTCCGTCTATGGCATCTACCCGAAGGGGTCGAAGCAGGGGCTCGAGACAATCGACATGGGCTTGCAGCTCACGGCCGACGCCAACTCTCGCGAGTTCCTGGCGTGGGTTACGAACTTCAAGTGGCAGCTCGGCGTCGCGGTCGAGGACTGGCGCTACTTGGCGGCCGTCCGGAACATCGACTCCGGCAACCTGTCCGCCACGGACGACCTGCTCGTCCCGAAGCTGATCGAAGCGCTCTACAAGCTGGAGAGCCTCGAGGGTGTCCGCCCGGTCATCTACGTGAACCGCAAGGTCAACACGTACCTGCACCTCCAGGCGCGCAACACCGCGAAGTCCTCGATGCTGTCTGTCGAGATGCCCGAAGGGAAGCCGGTCGTTCACCTGATGGGAGTTCCCATCCGCATGACCGACGCGCTCACCATCACTGAAGACGGAATCAGCTGATCCGCCTTCATCACTCCCAAACCAACCCTTTCAAAAGGAATCACTCACATGCTTCTCGACAAACAATTGGAGTTCTCCAACGCTCAGGACATCGGGCAGGTCGTCGCCACGTACCTCTCGACCAACGTGATCGACTTCGGCGCTGTGGGCTCGGTGGTACAGGGCGGCACTGCTCCGTTCGACGTGGGCAGCGGCGATCATCTGTATCTGGATGTTCGCGTCAACGAGGCGATGGACTCGGCCGGAGCGGCGACTCTGGCGATTCAGTTCGTGGGCGCGGACAACGCGCTGCTCACCACGAACGCGGTCGTCTACTACGAGATGGCGGCGACGGCGTACACCACGTTCATCGCGGACTACAAGCCGCCACTCCTGCACGGCCAGGTCCTGCCTCACAGCGCGAAGCGGTACTTCGGATTCAAGTACATCATCGCCGGAGCGACCTCGACCGCTGGAACCATCACTGCACGATTGGTCCTCAATCGCCAGACTAACCCCACCGTTCTGTAATCCGACAGACGGCGCACAGGAGAGATGACCATGGAAAAGCGACAACCCGAGCAGCTCACGAAGCCGACGCGCTTCCTGCTCAAAGAGGCGAACTTCTTCCGCGATGGCGTGGTCTACCCGAAGGGGTCGATCTACACCATGCCAGCGGGAGAACGGCCCAGCGTCACTTGGGTCGAAGTGGACGAAGCTGGAGTTCCCGTGAAGGCGGGACCGAAGGCTTCCGACGCACCCGTGCATCCCGCGAAGCAGCTCCCGGAGACGGTGGCTCCCGCGAAGGAGGTGGAGCACGGGAAGCACGACAAGCACCACGGAAAGCGCACCTCTGACACCACACCGCTGTAGCTGAATCCAAGGGAAGGAGGCAGGCATGGGAACGACCGTCGAACGTATTTGCAACCAAGCGTTAGCCCGCATTGGCGTCTCCGATTTCATCACTGACATCGTAGAAGAAACGCCTGAAGCGGCGGCCTGTTTGTCCATTTACGACAACGTTCGGGACCTCGTCCTCGCCTCCTTTCCTTGGCGCTTTGCAACCAAGCGAGCGACCCTCGCTTCCCCTTCAGGCGTCGAGCGGGATGGATGGGATCACGTCTACACGCTCCCCTCCGACTTCCTCGAGCTGGTTCTCATCGCTCCCGAGAATCGGAACCCAGTACCCACCTCGCGCGCGGCCTTCGCGACGGAGATGAACGACGCGGGGGATGGACTCCTCCTGCTCACCGACGACGCGGACGGGAACATCTCGTACATCTCGAACGACGTGGAGCCCATCGTCTACTCCCCGCACTTCGCGGACGCGCTCTCCTGGCTTCTCGCTTCAGAACTGGCGCTCACGCTGGCCGGAGTGAAAGAAGGGCTCTCGAACGCGGCGGCGGTCAAATACAAGATGTCGCTGTCGCAGGCCGCATCCAGGGACGGGAACGCAGGATACGAACCGGAGCCGGAGTCCGCGCTCATCACCATCAGGAGCTGAACCGTGGCTCCCTTCAGGCAACCGAACTTTGCAGGCGGCGAGATTTCTCCGACCCTCTACGGGCGGACGGACTCCGAGCGGTACGGGACCTCGCTCCGCACGCTCCGAAACTTCATCGTCACTCCGGCGGGCGCGGTCCAGAACCGGCCAGGGACGAAGTACATCGCCGAGGTGAAGACCTCCGGCGGCGTCTCGGTCGGGAAGCCGCGACTGATTCCATTCATCTACTCCGACACCGAGAGCTATCTCCTCGAGTTCGGGAGCCTGTACATCCGCATCTACAAGGCCGGGGTGCTCCAGACAGAGCTGAACTCCGGGAGCGGGG